AGGAGTCCACGTTCGTCGGTCCAACCAGCGATCTGAATGACAGCCGCCTCAAGCGAAGTCTCGTTGAGGTCAGAAGCCGTCAGACGGTTGCTGTTGGTGCCACCCGAAACCAGCGGATGCGAGGCCGAGAACAACGGCTGACCGTCACCGCCCGTGTAGGACGAGGAGAAGCCATTGTTAAGGACCGAAGCCGCCTTGACCTGCTTCGTGTACGCCATAGCGCGAGCAAGAGCCTTCGTATAACGCTTGCTGAGCGAGTCGTACAGGTTGTCTTCAACCGCCTCTTCCGTGATGGAGAAGCCGAGAGCGATGGTCTCGTGGTTGTAGCGAGCAGTCCATGCTTCCTGCGCGTTGTCATACGCAATCGCAGCACCTTCGGCTTTCACCGGAGCGGCGCTGAAACCAGAAAGCTTGGTCTCTTCTTCAAAGGAACGCTCGGAGGTCTCAGTCTCGTAGATCTCCTTATGCTCCTCACCATAGGTCTTGTACTCAAGACCGAACAGGGCGTTCAAACCCGGCAGGAGTTCCTTGAGTAATTGTGCGCGTGAAATAGCCATGTCTTAGAACTCCCCTATTAGGTGCCGAGCGGGTTGTTGTAAGCGTGACCACCCACAATCAACGAAGTATCCGTGATGTACGGAGCATTGAACTTAACAATGACTTCGGGATAGTAAGTAGTACCACTCGACACAAAAGCCGTGTCTTCAACCACATCGACGATACGGATCGGCAGCGAACGAGTCACCGCGACCGAACCAAACTTCAGACCCTGCTGCGAATCACCCGTCGTGGTGTTCAGCGTATTGGCAACCAACGGCACATTTTGGCCGATATCGCCGTACACGAAACCACTCGTGGTCGAAACAACAGTGCCCGAATCCACACCCACAGCCTTGAACAGGGTGTCCGGGTCATCAGCCACGTACGCAATAATGTACGTACCAGCCTTGACCGAAGTACCCGAAGTCCACTGCTGCGAATAGGTCGGCTGACCCGTCACAGAAGAGACGAAGTTACAACCCAAGAACACACCGGCAAAACCGGAGGTCGGGGGAGTCGTCGTCGAGGTCGTTACTTTAACGGTGCCGTCAGTGTCGAACTCCAGCGGGTCACCGAAACCGATGCTAGAAGCACCAGAAGCGATACGACGCTGGCGGGTCGAACCGGCAAACACCTGCCCGCCGATCAGATTGATCGGCTTCAAGCCATACGGCTTGTCAACAGTAGGATATGCCATTTGTTACTCCAAAAAAGAATTTATTTACCCTTGCCAAACGAGACCGTCGTCTTCTTCTCACTGAAGAGGGGCATACGTTCGTCGTTCAGCCTCATAAAGTTATTGTCCACGGACTGGAGTTGAGCCTTTGCCTGCTGCGCGTAATAGTCATCGCGCTGCTTCATTAGCTCTTCCGGTGCCTTGCACAACAACAAACCACCGATTTCGATGTTCCCTTTAAATTTGGAATTCGGATCGGTGTGATGCATTAACTCCGGATGATCTTCAGCCTTTACAGGCTCCCAACCTTCACGGAATTTTGCGGAGGTATTCTGTGGGTCTGCGACCCCCATCGTACTGGTCCGGATATATCGAAAGACCCAACCTGCTTGCGGATTTGGTGCCGGAAGCGTTTGAGGCGGGGTCCATACTTTATTGCGCTGCGCGGATTCCCGATTTTCGAGTTCACGTGCGAGTCTATTTTCAGCCATTTTAGTTAGTCTCCAGTTTCATTAATTCACGTGCGTACTGTTCGTTGCTCAGACCCAATTTCTTGGCGATAGCAACTTGAGTCGGTGTCAGGCGGACCTGACGCGGCGCGGTTCCCCGCGTGACCGGAGCCACAACATTGGCTGGTTTTGTGCGAGATGGCTTTTCAGCTTCCCTCGTTTGAGTCGGCTTTTCCTCTTCTACTTCCGCATCGAAGTAATCAGGGAATCGCTTCCTCATCGTCGCGTTCACTCGGTCGTAATAATCGTCGCTACGCGGATCGACTCCAGACCGGACCAATTTTTCGTGCAGTCCCAAAGCGAGGGCGGTCATCTCCTCGTCTGTGCCAAACCACGGATTTTTATCCTTCCACGCCTCGGCTTTTGGGTCCGCGACAGGTTGAGGTGCCGGGGGCACTTGGTACTGTTGATTCGGTTGTACTCCTGTAAAGTCCTCTTGTAAAGAGGGCTGGAAATTCTCGTATTGTTTAATCCGAAGCTTAGCCTCTGTCAGGGCTTCTTGTGCCTCGGTGATTTTTCCGGCATCCCCTGCTTCATACGCCTGCTTTAGCCTCTCCTTGGCTACACCAAGATCATTATTAGCGGCTTTAGTAACTTCTTGGATATAGGCTTTTTCACCGTTACCCAGACGCTGTTTAAGCTGCTTAATCTCTTGTTCACGGGCTTGAGCAAAGCGGAGGGCTTCCTCGCGCTCACGCAGGGCGGCTTCCTTGGCACGACGTTCGTCATGCCATACCTTTTTCATCTGCCCAAGGCGCTTCTTGACCTTTTCGGAATACTCGTCAAGGTCATCGCCTTCAAGTTCTTCCACTACCTCTTTGGGTAGCGGCTTACGGCCCCGGTCTTCTTCGGGGGTATCGTCTTCAACTTTTATTTCAATTTCGTCGTTAACTTCTTGTTTAGACTCAGCTTTTTCCTGCTCGTCAGGAAACTTATATTCTTCAGCCATGATTGTTTACCTCAAGCTCTGCGGATTCCACGGGGGTCTTCGACCACCGCTTCCACCGTGTCGTCATTGATGATGCGGAACTCCCGACCGTGGATAACCACGCGGGTGCCTGAATAAGGGCGGGTCAGGACAAAATCGCCTTCCTTGCACCAAGGGCCATTAGGAAACCGATTTGCGTCTTTGTAGCAAAGGTCGCCCAGTTTGATGACGAACAGGACTACAGTGGTCTGTTCCTCAACTCGTCGGGTGTCTTCTGCCTTAACAATACCGCCCTCAAATTCCTCCTCCACGTGTGGAACAGCACACAGGATTCGGTAGCCTTTCGGCTCTGGCAGGAGTTTGGCTTTAGCAGCCTCCTCCTGTGTTTTTTCAACGTCAATATTACTCATTCTTCCTCTATCCTTTTTGCAAGGTCTTTGATGTATCCCGTTGCGAGGTCGAGACCCTGTAACGCCCCGCATAGGCGTTTGTATTCACCTTCATCCAATTTGCCTTGGATCAGGTTTTCTACAATTAATGTGCGCTCCTCCTTGAGTTTTGACTCAAGGTATTCCAGAGCGTTTGAATAACCCATTTATCTCTCCTTAGTTGCCGGTGCCTCCGGTTTCTGCTGCATCTGCTTACGCCGCAGATCAACATCGTCTTGCGCCTTGCCTATCTCTAAGCCAAGACGTACGCCTTCCATCTGCTGCTTAGCAGACAGAGCGGCCTTGTCTTTCTGGATGTCCACGCCGAGACGCGCTGCCTCAAGCTGCTGACGACCAGAAATTTCTGCTTTGCGAAGCTCCAACTCGTCGGCCTTGGCCGCAGCGTCCATAAGATCTTTCTGCTGCTTGCGCTGCATTTCTGCCTGCTGAAGCTGAGCATCCATCTGCATCTGCTGCGCTTTGGTCTGCGCCTGAAGCTGCTTGATCTGCAAGTCCATCATCTGCATCTGCACAAGTGGATCTTGTTGCTGTTGTGCGGCCTGCTGCATCTGGACTTCTGCCTTGTCCTTCTGTAGCACCCGTGCGGCAGCGGCTGCTGCCAATTGCGACAACTGCGCCTCAAACTCAGGCGGCAGGTCGTACTCTTCACGATCATCTTGCGGAAGCGGCGGCAACGCTGCACCAAGCTGCTTCTCGATCTCGCGGCGATATTGGAACGCCGTATGCTCCATGATGTGCGCTTGCAAAGCAGACGTAATCTGCTGCGCCATCGGATTCTGTCCAATCTGTGCAGAAATTTTTGGATCCTGCCCGAGTGCCATGTGAACCGCGATATGCGCTTCGTGATCCTGATACATAAACGCTTTAAGCGGCTTACCCGTCATCACGTCCATGTTTTCGGTGATCGGGTCACGTGGTGCGGCATCGCTTGGTAGCGGTACAAGTTTCTCCGCGTTCTTGATGCCCAGCGTCTCAATCATCTGCCGGTGCAAATACGGAAGGTCATAAAGCTGCGGTGCAGTCTGACTCAACTGGAGAACCGCCTGATACTGCACGACCTTCTGCGACATCGTTGCCGCGTTGGGATCAGAAACCGGAATAACGTCGATATCGTCGTAGTCTTTTTTCTTAGCCTTACGATCACCAACTTCTGGCTCGTACGAATAAGAATCCGGCGTGTTATCACGGATGATCCCAGCGAGGAGTTTGAACTCCTGCTTCATCGCGTAGTACACGCGAGCCTGCACCGCCGTCATTACTTTCAGCACACGCTCCAATACTGCGAGCGTTGTGCCGACCGGAGCCTGCGAGGACATGTCAGAAACTTTGAGGTCAGACACCGCAGCAAATCTGCGGCCTTCCTCAACGATCTTGTCCATCAGCATCGCAAGAGTTTGCGAAGGCTCCTTGTACGGCAGCGGGAGAATATTGTCGCGGATCGCACCGGACGGAATATCTACGTCTCGGAATTCACCGGGGGCAACTGGGGTATCATCTCCCTTAATTCGGAGTCCTCTAGACTTGAGTCCTCCGGGTAAGTTAGAGAGGGTTCCTGCATCGACCAATTGGCGAAGGAGGGACGTTGCAGCTTTACTATGTCCCCCGATAAGGTGAATAAGGCCGAAGTAGTAAAATCCAAATCCCGGTATGTACCCGTAGTGGACGAAGTGCTGCCTCTTCGTTTTGAGTTTGTCGTCTTCACGCCAATTTCTCCTGACCGCTAAAATAGTCCCCGTGCCTTTCTCAATCGTCACTACATACGGCAGTGCGATTCCTGTCTCGTTATTATCTTTATCAACGTCTGGATAACCTTCCAGATCCAGATTCACGTGCATCTCAAGAAGCTGGAAGCGATTATCCATGCTTGCTGAGAAGCCTTGATCTTCAGCCTTCTGCTTCTCCACCTCGTCCATCGTGCGAATCGGTTCGCCCAGATCCACATCACGATAGAACCCTGCGTACTGAAGTTTGACCAACTCGTTCTTGGTCTTACGCATCCGGTGCGTAACACGCTCTGCGGACTCCAGATTCGGCGCACCGTACGGCACGACAATATCTTCAGCCGGAACGTAGACTGCCGTTTGACGATTCAGCGAAGGATCAAAATACACCTTCTTAAAGGCGTTACCTGCCAAGGCCATGCTAAGCAACATCCGCTCATGCTCTGGGCGGTACTCCTTCATCACCTCAGTCAGTTGGTAGTTCATGTCATCTGTGACACGAACTGCTGCTTCTTTTTTCTCAGGGGTTTCTTTGCCGATAATCTTGGCTTTGACCGGCCCCATCGCCGGAAAGGTTTCGATAATTGTTTCAGATTGAAACTTGACCGCTGACTCCATCAAGAGTGGATGGAATACACCGCAAGCACCGGGCCACGGTTCAGTGCGATCCTCGTAGCGGATGCCGAGAATCTTGAGCCCTTTAATATAAGTGTCGAGCCAGTCCTTACGTGAGGCTAAGTCCTGCTCGTACTGACCTACTAGTTCATTACCTAGACTGGCGAGCGAGTCTTCGCTCATGTACTCGGCAAGGTTGGCGTCAAAGTCCTCGGCGCGAGGTTCGTCTTTGATCATCTCAATGACTTCGCCATCGACCCCAATCGATACGCTCTCGGGGTCTTCAATCATAATCTCGATTGCCGGTTCTTCTGCGGCAAGAGCTTCAAGACCCATAGGGGCTTGCATCAAGCTTTTATCGACGGCCATTTAAAATCTCCTAGTAATACGATTCCCGTCTATGGCTCTTAAACCATTTCGTGGGCAACGGCTCATCAGTCGGGAGTCGAATAAACCCACCTTGCCTGAAACGAAGGAGGGCGAGTGTCGTGGCGTCCACCAAGTCGTCATGGGTGCCAGAGGGAAAATCGTTACATTCTTCAACGACTTCCCAAGCCCAGCGTCGATCAGGCACCCAGACTATACCTGAAGAAAACAAGTCCGAAACAGCGTTAACACGACTGATCTTGTCTTGTCCTTTACCCGGTGTGAACTCTGATATGGGCACTCCCATACGACGCATCTCCTGATATAGCGCCGCACCGTTGGACTTCTTTTCCACAATAAACGTGTCGGGGTTCCACTCTTTGTACTGCTCAAAGACCAACTGTTTGAGTTCCGGAAACTCCAGCCGCTCCTTAATACAGTTCAGGAGAATAATGTTGTAGTTCTTACTCTCCTCGTTGAAGAAAACCCCCCACGTAAGAAGCGCGTTGTAGTCCGACCGGTTAGTTTTCTCTTGGGCTGTGTCGAGCGACATAATGATGTGTTCGCACGGGGGTGGCATCTCAGGCTCCCAGACCTGCCACCACTCTCGTTTTAATAGCGCACCCTCTTCCGAGGTCGGCTCCTGCATGTACTGGGCTTGCCAATACCGCACGTCCATGCTGGCCTTTTTAGCCAGCAATTCATCCAGCGACCAGAAGTCAGGCCAAAGCGGTTTCTCGTTCAAAATCGCGGGAAATTCCACAACTTCCCACTGATCAGCCTCTTCTTCCTTGGTCATGTGGTCGATAATCTTGCCGGTCAGATCTTGCTTCGACCAACGGGTCATCACGACGATAATCGCGCCACCCGGCATCAACCTTTGGACCGGGCCTGACTGGAACCACTCCCACGCCGGGTCAAATACGTCCGGCCTGCCTTGTTTCGCGTCTTGTTCCGAGTGAGGATCGTCAATAATAAATAGATCAGCACCGCGCCCAGCGAGAGCGCCACCAACACCGATGGCGAAGTACTCTCCGTTGAAGTTGGTACCCCAACGAGAGGCTGATTTACTGTCTGCTTGGAGTTCGACATTTGGGAAGATGTCTCGATAGAGGTCTGATCCGACAAGGTTGCGAACCCTCCGTCCAAAGTTCACCGCCAAGTCCG